GTCTTTCTTTAGACCACCTGTTACTTCAATACCAATCATTTAAGCATTATCCGCAAATAATTCAATACCAGAAAATAGAGTGAATCCGTCAATGTTAGGGATTTTGACCATCACCTCAAGGTCAATACCAGCTTTGGTACGAACATTCTCAATACGACCTCTACCAAGAGGCGTATCAATGAAGTCGCCCTCGGCACCCCAAAGGTCTTCCATAAAGGTCTGAAGACCCTTGGGATTGAGTTCTGGTGTAATATTCATATCAACCTCGTTTGTTTGTTTTCTCACTATACACATTATCGCATATGGTGATGGTAATGTCAAGAAAAAAATCACACATTAAGTCATTGATTTATAAGGACTCTGAATCTTTTTTTAACCTCATTTATTGGTGATATCCAATCTTGAGGTGTTTTTTGTCTAAAAATAGACACTGATTCGTACCAAGGGCTGTGGTTCATATCGTGAGTGAACCATCTCCAATCAGCAGAGTAGTGCAGTAGAAGGTGTGTAGGAACCCCTAAAGCACCCCCTACATGCGTCATAGCTGTATCAGTGGACACTAGAAGGTCACATTGAGATAGTATGTCCACAGTGTCAGTAAAGTCCTGTATTCTATCACCGACACGCACCACACCATCAATATCATGTTCAGAATCCTTCTGTATGTTGATAAAGTTAATCTTGGGGTTGTCACATAGATTCTTGATTAGGTCAAGAGAGACACTTCGCCTTGAGTCTTTTTTGGTTGCCTCCCATGCAATTGCAACATTCATCCTGTCACTTGATAGGCCCCAATCCTTGTTGGATGTTTTTGCGAAGTACCCCTCTGCAAGTGGTATATCATCAAAGGTGGTTTCAATCAGTCTAGGAACACTCATCAATGGAACCCTATAATCAAGGTCAATCACATATTCGTTAATACTGTCTAGCACATCTATATCATCAAAGGCATGGCTATTTCTAATCACTGGAGCGAGTGCGTCATAACACAAAAAAGTAACATCACCACTCAACCGTGATAGCTCTGGTAAATATCTACTGAACTGAATATTGTCACCAAATCCCTGCTCACTGTAAACCAATATGTTTTTACCCTGTGGATTCTGACCTTCCCACAACTCTATATCAGACAACCTATCTTTATTTACATCAAAGTTTTGACCAAGACGCCATGCACCACCCGATTGCAAATCAACATATTCAAAACCATTTTTGAAATCACGCAACTTGAGGAAGTGCATTCCAATATTGAGATTAACTCTAGAGCAGTCGTATCCTAGTTCTTTTGCTTTCTCATAGTGCAAAAGAGAATAATCAAACTGACCCATATCATGCAACACAACACCTAGATTGTAGTATGCCTTTGCGTGACTAGGATCAAGTTCAATTATTCTTTCATAGCAGATAGCAGAGTCAAAAAACTGTTCGCTTTGAAAAAGACTAAATGCGAGATGCTCTAAAAATTCAAGTTCAGACGTTTGCTCGTTGAGCATATTGTTCATATTTTGGACTCGCATCATCTTTAATCATAAAGTTATCGTCCCAATTGAAAGCTTCTTTAACCACAGCCGCAGACAGTCCCTTGTATACTTTATGGAGAGACTTATCCTTTGCAGCAATAATCACATCTGCTTCGTCTTTGTGAAGGCCTTCTAACATTTGAACAAACATCATTTCTCGTTTGTTTTTGGTTAATGCACCATTTCCACCTTCAACAAAATTATACAACTTTCTAGCTTCAGAAGCCAGAATGGTATGCTCTGTTCCCTCTGGTACATCATTCGGTTTAAATGGAACTGGACCCTCTGGCAATACCCAAATAATATTTGGGTCAAAAGATGACTTCACAACCATGCGAAGTGCGTCCGTATTGTTTTGTTTCAGAAATTCGATTTTCTGCTTCTTAGTTTTCAACTTTCCGACTTTTTGTAATATCTCGGAAAAGAGTGGTGTGTAAGCCATAATTAAAAATCTCCTATGTTTTCCATTAGATCATTCAATCTATTCTTTATAAAGTAATTTAGTAGTTTACTACGGTCACCTTCTGGGGCGTCTTGGTATGTGCGAATGCACTCAAGGTGCAACTCCTTTGGTGTCTCTTGCAAGTCAATCAGCTTTTTATTTCTCTGATAATTTCTCTTTAACTCATCATTCGGTAGAACCTGTTCACATAACGGACCAGCCCACTCTGAAATCTTTTTCTTGCTCAAGGGTCTTTGTCGTAACCCATCAACGAAAGTGTTATCTGGTGATAATACATTAGGAATACCATCGCTTGAATCACCTTTGAGTATGTGTTGATACAGATACTCCGTTGGGTCTTCTCCATTGATAAACTTCTTTGTGATAGGACTATACTGTTTTACATTTTTAAATCTATGTAGTTGAATGAAGTCTTTATCTCCAGATAGAATTAATGTCTTACCGTTGTCAAACTCTAACTCACCACACAGTGCAGCAATAATATCATCTGCCTCTGCACCATAAACTTCAAGAACCTTGTATGGAAAGTTTTCTCTTATCTCTGATTTGATGGCATTTAAACACTCAAAGATATCGTTCCAATCGTGACTAGATGTTTCTCTAGACTTTCTTCTTCCAGCTTTGTACTCTGGAAAGTATTCTCTTCTCCAATAATTTTTGGAGTCATAACATATGACAAGCTCACCAAACTCTTTGAAATAACTTTGACGATACATGCGAAGTGAGTTGAGTATCATGTGTCGCACTATACCTGTATCAACACTATCACGCTTGGTTATGTTTAAGTGCATCATTGCGCTTGCCAGACTAATTTGGTTCATATCAACTAAAATCATGATAACCTCATATCAGCATTGAAACTCATGCTTCTTCTTTCACCGTTACATCTAAAAGGATATACGAAATGCCTCAAGTATGAGGGAAAAACCAAAAACTTCCCAACCTCTGGTTTAAACTTAATCGACTCTGACCTCATATCTTGGACCTCTGCATAAGTAAATTCTATTAACCCATTGCATGGATAATGGTCAGCAAAATCTTGCTCCCATTCCTTATCCATCCCCTCTGGAACTTTAAGGTATATTACAGCAGAAAAATTACCACTATGAAAATGATGTGGATTATAATCCCCTGCATATTGACTAACAATCCAACTGTCTCTCAAGTGAATATTCTTGACAGTGGGAGTTTTTATTTTTTGATTTTTAGTAATTGAATTCCAGCTTCTCGCTCTACCTTTTTTAATCACATAATTTAAATAATCTACACACCCCTGCTTCATAGTCCTAAATAAAAACTCCTTGTCCTCATTTCTAGGGGCAGGAATTCTTACTTCTTTGTGAACCTTTCCAACTAGGTTAGATGAATGGTCCCACTTCACGCTTTTCTCATCATCTGATAAAACAGAGTCACCAATTGTATTCATGATATTAACAAATTTTGTTGGGACTTTTGTTTCTAGTATGATAGGACTGAACGGTTCATAAAATTTAGTTTTCATTATAACCTCATGCTGGCTCTGGCTCTGGCTCTGGCTCAGAACTATCATCATTCTTTGTAATCTTTACTTTTTGGATTGATTCTAGGTCAACAAGGCCATGTGGATTGTTTCCCTCATCCACAGTAACATCCGTAAACTGTGACATCATATCACTCATGGGGTGAGATAATCCCATGTCTCTGTAGATTACACCTTTAACAGCTTCGATAACAAAAGAAATATCTTTTATGAAATCAGTTGAAGAGACATCCACTCCATTCTCACCCATTGTATGGATCATTTGCACCAACAGACTTTCGGTCAAGTCATCTGCAAACATGATGTTTTCTTGGAGAGCAATAACATCAATATCTGGAACTACGACCTCTCTTTTAGACTTTACCTTCCACGGCCCTGATATTACGTTTGCGTTTTCTTTTGGTCTTTTGCACATAGGCATCTTCTACTCCATTATCAGCGTTGTACATCTCTTGTGTATAGATTGTTCCCAACATTGGGTAATAAGTTCCAACATCAAACTTTGGTTCGTCTTTCTTTGGACCCGACCAATAGTAAGCTTGTGCTCTACAAATATGTCTAATCTTTTTCTCTTGGTGCTCACCATAAAACAAATCAACCCAATCACCATCTCGTAGATATCTTTGCATGTTACGAACATATCCTTCGTGAGATAATCTACGGTCAGTCGCACCTTTTATATTTGATTTCTCATTTCTACGCTCTACAGATGCAAGTTCTTTCTGTGTCTTAATCCAAGACTTCACCTTCTTCGGACTGATTGGTGCATCGTCTGGTACATCATGCAAACTCTCATGAATACTAGACTTACCATAGTTAGGATTTTTTGCAGCACGGGCAGCACGGGCTTTCTCAAGGCGTTTTGCCGCAGCTGCCTTCTGTTCATCAGTCATAGGTTTACGCTTCTTGCGAACCTTTCTCTTAGGTTCAACCCATCCACTGTTATCAGTCTTTGCTTTAATTTTTTTAGTCATTGTCTTATTTATCCCTTTAACCAATAACCAACAAGACCATTAATCAAAATGGCCGCTCCAACAGCGTTGACAATAATCAACGACCTGTCATTCCACATAATCGAAACAACTAACCAACCAACAATCCCAGCACATTGAACAACAATATTGTAGGGATAGAGATTGTTTGCAGCAAGAATCATACCAATAATCAAAATAATAGAACTCACCCACTTAATATACCAATCAAGGGTATGTAACGGTGTTGCCGTTTTTGTGGGAATTTCATGTGACTTTAATTCAATCTCAACTGTCCTAGTATCCCTCTTATCTTCATCAACTTCAGATACCATATTCATCTAACCTTTTGTTATTTTCCTTCATCCATCTTTGTCTGCCAGCAGCCTTCTTTCTTCTGCCTTTTTCACCTTTAGTCTCATGGTATTCTTTTCTTCGCATCTCATTGAATAACCCGTCTTGCTGTAACTTCTTCTTTAGAACACGCAACGCTCCATCAATATTATTATTACGCACTTCGACTCGCA